CACCATCAAAACGCACTGCGTCTTTGGATTGGTACAGCGTTGTGGTCGAGTCTTGAACGGCATAGGGGAACGTGGCTTTCACCATGAACCTCCGTGCAGTCTTCGGACCGTTCCACGCGGCTGACGTCTGCAGAGACGAGCGCATTCCGTTCGGCTTTGCAGCCGCTGCACCAGTATCTTGGCGCCAGTAAGCGGGAGAGTTATCACCCGCACTGCCCGACAGACCGCTGAACGCGATGTCGGTGGTACCGTCTGCTTTTTTGACGGTGAGAGTTGCGATGGCAGGCATCGTAGACCTTTTCTGAGTGCAAAATGCACATCGGTTGAGTTATCGCCCTTTGAGTTGCAAGGTCAGCAACGAGACGGCAGAAGCCGCCCGTCGCCAACCCCACACCTTGTAGGGGCGGACATGAAATTCTGGGCCAGAAACACCCAGCGATCTAACCATCCACGTCAGAAGTGCCTTATACTCGTGATGGAATGAACCATCAGTCCTATATTGGTAAGCTTCCTGGCCTTCCGGAAATACCCAGGTAAAGTAGTGATACTCCCCTGTATACTTCCATGTGCTTTCAGCTTTGACGGAACGGGTAGTCCACGGATTCATAACCGTGAGTCCGAGAAAGTCCGTACCCTGGGCGAGGAACTGCTGCACATTCAAGAACCAATCCACTACAAAAGAGTAGGGGATGAGTTCCCAAATGATCGTAGCCGGGTTGACTAAGCCCATGCTATTAGCAAGATAGAGATTAGGATTGTTAATCGCAACCTCCATACCCATGGAGACAGAAGGATCCCCTTTCCAGTCGTGCATCTGGATTGAATGGTGGGCAAAAGGGTGTATGTTTCCGGGTTCGTCAAGTTCGACGAAGGATCCGGGAACTACAACACCTCTGTCCTTAACCATCACTCGCAGATGAGTAGACTTTAAGGGATTCTGCAGGTGATCGACTGCCGAATAGATGTCCTGAACTAAGGGACTCCATCCGAAGTGGAACTCCAGGTAATTGCGCGAGAACGAGTGTTTGGTAGAAGCTCCTTTTGGGAGCGACGCCATTCTCAGTTCACTTGCAGCACCTAAGAGATTTCCACGAGCCAGTTGCCGAGCAAATTTTAATATTTGCCCGGTTCTACCCAAAATCATTCGGATAGATCGATCAGCCTCGAGAAGATTCACGGCCACTTCAGCACGGCTGCCAATTGCGCTTTTAAGACGCTCATAGGCACGGCTGTGTAGACCAGGAAATCCCCACCAGTCACTCATATCCCAAGCGACGGCATTCGAAGGGCTCCCGCCAGCACCGTTCCCCACTTGCATCGTGGTGTAAGCCACTCTGCGTACATAGGGAAGGGGTTGGTTGACGGGCTTCGTTTGCTTATACCGCTCACGGTACGAGTAATGAAGTGAGGAAGACTCCTGATCTACAATAGGACCGAAAACCGGCGCTACCATTTTCTTCTCCAGTGAAAGTGATAAACACCTCCGCTAATCAGCGGTGAGAGATGGTGTCAGCACCAAAAGACTCCTTTGCAGGAGGCTTCTGACACAAGGCGCACCAACACGCCGAAGGTTCAAGACGATTAAG